TTTTTTCCATTGCTCATATGAGATGTCTCTACCTGCGGTTTCAAGGCGCCATTGAGCGCTTGAGTAAGGGAAGAATCTGTTTTTGTCCTTCGTGGGTGCATTGGGATCATAGTCGGGCATTATCGCGTCGTTTATATACATTGAAAGGTCGTCCTGAATTTTTTGGAGCATGCCGGGTATGCTCTTGGCGTTGGTCCCCTGAGTCTCCAAAATATCCGTTAGTCTGGACGATGCCGCATTGATGAGATCTTTAATTTTTTTGCTGAGCTGCGCAGGGGTCATGTCGCCGCTTAGCTGTCTGGCTGTGCGAGCTAGATCTGCGCCGAGTGATGCAATTTCCTCACCGTGATCCGCTATTAATCCTCGCGTATTGGTGAGTTTGGTATTGCTTTCTATTTGCTTGATTTCAGCTTGTTGCTTTTGCATTTGGACAGCTGTTTGAGCGGCGTTTGAAATACCCTGCGCCAGAGGTAGTTTCGCATTCTGCATTACGGCGGTGGCCCCGCCGGGTGTGGTTGCAGAGTTGCCCAAGGCGAGAATGCGGTTGAGCCCAGCGGCCTCGAGGTCAGCCGCTGAGCGTTGATACGCAGTCGACGACATGCGTTCTTGAAAGGCTCGGTTTTCCTTCGCGATCCTTTCGTTTGATCGGTTTGCGGCACTCTGGCCGCGAGAGCCAAAAATCCCTCCAAGGATTTGGGCTCCTCCACCGATCAGTGCTGAGGCTGTAATTGGATCCATTAGAAGTGATCCATCATGCCGGGCGTGCCGTAGAGCGGCAGCGGCCGGGCGGCTTTAATTTTGAAATAAACGTCCAGAAGGAAGTCCGGTTCTGACGGTACCGCTAGTACGCGATCCATCGGAACGGCATCGGTTATGAATCCTTCGTCCAGTGCCGGCAATGCGGCAAAGTCCTGAGCTAAATGCCAGAAATCGAGCGACGCGGTTGCCGCTGATCGGAACAAACCTGTGATCTGTGATTGCTTAAACCTGTACTCGTCATATCTCGGGATATAACCGAACGTATCGGCGTCGGTCTCCGCGACATTGGTAATGAAAATCTCGCGATTTTTTATGGCCTGCTCACCCAAATGACTGAGGGTCGGCCAATAAAAGTCGTAACGGGTTTGCCTTGACCAGTAGCGTTCTAGGCCTTGCTGATAAGTCAGATCGGCTCGCACGTTGACGAGTCCGAGAATATGGCCGTGTTCTGTAAAGGAGGCTGTAAAGCCGTGATTGTTTGCCGATACGGTGCCGTATGCGGCGAGGTTACCCTGCGGAGACGCAACGAGGTTTGGTGAATCCACGTCTGACGTCTGCGTAGATTGAGCGACCGGGGTGATATTGATCTGGCTGGAACCGCCGCCTAAAAATAGCGGGCGTTGATGAACCAGCAGACCCGGGTCCGTTACTTGGAAATGGGAGCGGAGAATTTCGGGGTACCTGGTACCGCCGCGAGCGTCCCGCTCGAGGAGCTTTTGAATCTGTACCGACTCGCGAAGTGAATTAATGGATATGCCGGTGGCGTTGCCGAGATCCGCCATGAGTCTTTCCGCGGCATTACCGCCGCTATCAGGACTCGAGGCACCTAGATCGACGTTGACGGAAGCACCGTCTTTTTGAAGAACGCGGTAGTCGGTAGAACCAATACCTGTGCCTATGGTGACGAAACCGTCTGTGCCCGCTTCGTTGTAGATACGAGCGGAGCCGCCGAGGTTGACCGTCACGTCTGGACCCTTTTGCGGGAACGGGAGCGCCGAAGTGAGATAGTCTCTGCGCTTTCGTCGCTGAGCGACTTCGCTGTAAAGGTTGCCAGCTATACCGTCTGGGCCATCGTCGGTCTGCTCGTTTCTCGCCGCCATTAGGTTCTCGTCGCGAAACCAGAAATTATAAATTTTGTTGTAGCAACGAAAGGGTAACGCGCTGATGGGATTTCTTGAGAAATTCGTCCCCAGAGGGATGCCGAAATAATCGAAAAGATCACCAGATTGGGATGTTTGTGTATCGGCGTTAATAGCCGGCACTACGTAATCGATCGAATCGCCGGGGTTTTCCTGCTCGCCCATTAATTTTGTGAAGTTAGGCCAGACCTGACGCCACGGCGTAAAGAAGAAGAAGGTCTCGAGGTAAAGGTTGTCTAATACCGGCTTTTGGGGTGTGGCCATACGGCCAAAGAGAGATGCCCGGAGATTTATAGTGTCTCCGGGGAGCACTTCGAGCGAGAGAATCGGTACAAGGTCCGAAGCATTTAAGGTGGTCTTAAGACCGTGTGAGAGATCGAAGGATGAACGTTGAATTTCAGCCGTCTTCGTCTGGGCTCCTACTTGCGTTCTCGCCATTGTATGTGTCCGGTTTATTTTTGAAAGGGTCGATGAACTCTACCCCGTTTCCAACAGATTTTCTATCGGACAGATCGAATTCGGCATTATCGGTATCGAATGTGCCGAGATCGAAGAGGGTGTAATCGCCCGGATGTTTGCCGAAATGATGGTCATCTGAGTTTATGCAGTCTTCGAATGCGCGAATGGCTAGTCCCTTGGAAGGGACGAAGAACGGGGGCATGAAGGTTTCGGCTTTGGAGTCGTGGACAGTATAAATTCTTTGTTTGGAGCTCATAGGTAGGGCCTCGGTAGTTGTTTTAATCGGGCCTCGGTGCAGATCTCTTTTGCTGCGAGGCGGGAAGGATCGTTATCGGGGTCCGCTTGCGCTTTTGCAACCCTTTCATCCTTTAGTTTTTGCCACCAATGGGGGTCGTCTTCTTTAAGAATTTTAAGGTAATAGCCCGGAACCGGGCATTTATTGCCATTGGGGTCGAGTACGTTGTCTTCCATTACGGTTCGCTCGCAATGCTCCCGGAACCATGAAGCGCCTATGCCGTCGCCCCAGTAATCACCTGTTGACATTCGGTTGTATTCGAATTTACGGACTTGTGTTTCACCGTTGAAGTCTGGGTAGAGGTAGCGTTCTTGAAGCTCCTCTTTCGGTAGTTGTTTTTTGAGGGTGTAGCGCGCGACGTAGCCCGCGCTGTAGTAACTGACACTGGATGTATCGGTAAAGCCTTTTTGCCAAGCCTTGTCTAGTTCTTGGCTTTTGTAATAACGGTTCCCGTTTTGGGTTCGATGGTATACGGCGTCCGGTGGGTAATAGCCGAACAATATCGCGTGGTAGTGCGGACGGTGAGTTTCGTCACCGTATTCTCCGCACATAAAGTATTTGAATTTTGGTCTTCCCTCCCTTGCTAACTTCTTTCGAAGACGTTTTAGGAACAGCTGGAAATCTCGATGATCGAGATTTTCATAAGCCGGGAGGTGTTCAGGTGCGTAGGTGAAAGTCACATACGCGTTTTCCTCGTGCATTTGGGATTCGTGCCAGCAACGCAACGCCCATTCTTTGGCTTTGCGTAGTTTACAGCTGGGGCACTTATTGCAGTTCAGTTGGAGGTCGGCTTCTCCGTTCTTTGGATGGATTTTAACGCCGGGCAAGCCGGTCGTGGGGCAGGTGAACGATTGAGCTGGGATAGGTCGGGTACAGGACATGCGTTGATGCTCCTAGTGGGCCGATTGTCTAAACAAACGGCACATCCCGCGAGAAACGGGATGGCCGCTAATACGAGGGAAATGTGCTTCAGAGCGCGATCCCGCCTCTGGGCACGGTTTTGATGCCGTTTTTACGGTGCATCTTATTGGCGGTCTTTTTAAACAGCCGCTTGGATTTTGAGCGTTTCATCTTTCTTCGCATACGAGGTTTCTCCTTTTAGCGGGTTAGTCTTTCCTCTGATTTCGGTGGAAAGGTGTCAGTTAGTACAATAGAGACAAGGGGCTATTGTACTTTTTCCTCCGATTTGACTTCGGAGGAATCCTGCGGAGCTGGGTCTTCCAGAGGGGTAATGGGGCTCTCAGAGTCGTTCTGAGGGCCGTTTTCGGCCTGAAGGTGCTCCAACCACCGGGTGGGGTCGTTCGCGTGTTTAGCGCGCTCCTGCGAAGGCAGAAGCGCAAAGGCTGATTTAACTTCGGCCACTTTAAACATGGCCTCCTCGTAGGTGAGCGGTGGAACCGCGTCGAATCGAGCCAGTTTCTGGCGATCAATGTAGGGATCAATACCGGTTTGTTCGTAGTGCCTAACGATGTTGTTGACGTCACAGGACGGTGCGAACGATTTGTCGGTTTTACCGACGCCTGAGAAGTCTTGCGAGTACGGTCGTTTAGTCGCCACGGCGTTTTTGCTTTTCTTTTTTCCATTGCTCATATGAGATGTCTCTACCTGCGGTTTCAAGGCGCCATTGAGCGCTTGAGTAAGGGAAGAATCTGTTTTTGTCCTTCGTGGGTGC